TGCTGGTGTTATTGGTGGGTTAATCGTTCAGTTCATTGTAAAAGTATTATGAAGGAATGGTTAAAATCTTTGTTAACATCGTGTTCAAAAGTTAGTTCGAAACGAATTGTTGCTATATTTGTTACAATTAACCTAATCGTTTTCAGTTATGTTGCAACTTTTACGACCTACATTATTCCGATTGCGATGTTCGACACACTCGCGTTGTTAAGTGGTGGTTTGTTTGGAGGAACAGTAATTGAACGATTCACAAACCAAAAATCAAATGACAAAGGAACTAACGACAGCACGACAAATAGCAGCGGAGATATGTAGTAAGTTTTCAGAAACACCCACGCTTACCTTAGCGAAAAAGTTGTTTACTGAATATCCAGAAGTCTATAAAGACACCGAACACGCGAGGTCTTTAATTCGTACAATTCGCGGAAAGAATGGCGAATTAAAAAGAAAAACCACAATAGATAAAAAATTGTTCGAAGAAAAAACACGACCACTTAACCCATTTGCGCTCCCAAAGTCGTACGCTAAAAAACGCAGACACGTCGAAGTGAAGGGAACGAAGTTTTTAATTCTTTGCGATTTGCACTTTCCTTACCAAGATAACGAAGCTATTGAGTGCGCTATAAATGAAGGCATAAAACAAGGGTGTGATTCAATCATTTTGAACGGCGACGCGTTAGACTGTCACATGATTTCAGACTTCGTCAAAGATCCTCGCAAAAGAAAATTCAAAGACGAACTTTATTCTATTCGTCAATTCCTTGCGTCGCTTAGACACACGTTCCCGAACGCAAATATCTATTACAAAGAAGGCAATCACGAAGAACGTTATTGGAGATACATGAGAATAAAAGCGCCTGAGTTATTCGACATTGACGCGTTCGACTTTCCTTCGCTTACGCATTGCGACAAGCACGACGTGAAATGGATTGACGGAAAGAGCAAACTCAATATCGGAAAACTTTCAATCTTTCACGGACACGAATTTGGAAAGCAATTCCTTCCGTCTGTCAACGTAGCGCGTGGTTTATTTATGAAGACTAAGGTGTCCGCTATGTGCGGACATCACCATCAGACAGCTGAACATAGCGAACGCGACGCAAATGGAAAGTTTATCACTTGTTGGGGTGTCGCTTGTTTGAGTGAACTTTCGCCGGATTACAACCCCTATTCCCGTTATAATCACGGATTTGCAATAGTCAACAAAGGTGCTAATGGTGCTTTTAGCGTTCACAATTACAGAATACACGAAGGAAAAATATTATGAACAGAAATATACTCGCAGCAATACTGTTGTTTTTCGGAACATCGATTCTTTGGTTGGTTATTTGTTGGAATATTTGGGGAAAGAAAGATGCAAATGTTGCATATTCCATTCTGCAAAAACAAGATAGCCTTATAAACTACAACGCAGGGGAATACCAGATGTTATTGGAAGAACAATTAGAACTACAAGAACAAATTACTTACTATGAAAATGCTCAATCTTCAGCCAAAGCCACCTATCAAAGAACTCGCGCTGCTATTGTTATTCGAGATACTATTGTTCGCAGTGATGTTATCACATTAGTCAACTCCTGCGATAGCGTTATAGCGTCCGATTCGCTTATAATCAACAACCTCAAAGAACAATTGAACATCGAAGATAGAAAGATTGACAACTTGCAAGAAGTGGTCGTTGCTTATGAACAGAAGGAACAGTTGTTGACCGAACAAATTAACAGTCTAAATGCTGATAAAAAGAAATTGGAAAAACAAAAAAAGCGCAGAAACCACGCTTTGATTGTAACAACTACAGTAGCAGTTCTTTCTACTTTTGTTCTGTCAATTTTACTTTAGATTCAGGAATATAAAACTTCATTGAGAACTGGATTGCTTCGCTCAGGAATATATTGCGACTGTTCTCACCTCGCTTCTCGTCAATCTCATTCCACAGGTCTTTGTGTAAGTAAACACAAATTCCTTTCTTAGTTTTGCTCTGCGCCATCTTCTTTGTTTTTAGTCATCATTGTTCCAATCATTAACGCTAAGTATATTTTTTCTTTCGCGTTTAAGTCTTTGCGTTGAGAAAGTTCCAGAAGAATGTCTCCAAGAATCTTTCCCTGTTGAAAGTAGGTCGCTATTGAATTAACGATTTCGCGTTCGCGCTCGTATGTCATTTTGAGCGTCTCATAAAGTGGTGTTTGTTTCATTATGCTAAATTATTAAATTATTTTTATCCTACAACATATTGTCCATAACTTGGATTGAGTTCGAAATACATTCGCATCATTATAGCGTCGGCAACGTCGGGACTTATTCCTTCGCGGTTCTTGATTACGTCCTTCGGTGTTACCATAAGTTTTCCGTCTACGTCTGCGCGATGTCGCTTAATCATCTCCAACTCACGAACGATTTGTTCTTTGCGCGTACTGGATAGAATCGTCAACTTGTTTTCTTCAACGTATTGCGCCAACTTATAGTAACATTCGCTTTTTAAGTTTTGGTATTGCGGGTGCTTTGGTTTAGATCCGTTCTGAAATCCTACGCACTTCAAATAATCAACCGCTCCCGCGCCGATGCCATCCTCATCCGCGATAACATTTTGCAGAAGAATTGAGTGGTCTTTCATTACAACACGAATCTTGTTCACTACTTCGTCAATTGCTGCTCTATTGAGTTCAATTATGTCAATGATAGTTAGACCTTCCCAAACACAGATAATCGTTCTATCCTTCCCGAATCGCGCTATGTCGGCTGTGATGTACTTCTTTCCTTCATTGATTACTTCGTTGCGAAACATTCGAAGTAGGTTCTCCGTTTGAAAGAGTTTGTCGCTGTCGTCGTCGAACTCCCAGTTGCCTTCTAAAAGTCTTTTGCGGTCATACTCAGGCAGTCTTCTAAGAGATTCAATATAAGCAACAGGAAGGAACGGATTGTCCTGCGGTAACGCTTGCACGAATGCGCGGTGTGAAGGCAATTCGTTCCTGTTGTTCTTCATGTAGAACTCGTTGTAAAGCCACCCCTTCGCAGGATTGCAGGACAAGAAACCTTTGGGTATTAACCCGAACTCGTTTAACTTGTAACGGCATCGAGAATGAACAATGCTGACCGCCTTTGCGGTTACTTCAGAACATTCGTCAATGAAGTAGTCTGTGATTTCTAACGAACCAAGACTGTTGAAGTTAACGTCCGAAGGGTACGCGAATAAGTCTTTCAATACTATCTCACTTCCGTTGAAGAATTTTATTACGTTGGACTGTCCGTTGAAGGTGTAGTGTTTGTTCGCTATCAATCCGAATTCTTCAGCAGTTTCAAAGAACGTGTTTAACGTCGTCTTTTTTAGCGTATCTAATTTGCTACGTCCAATTAAAGAACGCGTCCCTGCGTACTTCAAACGACGTTGTATCTGCCACATACAACCGAACTTCGTCTTCCCACCCCCTGCCGCGCCACCGTATAACAATTGTTCCACGATGCTGTCGGTGTTCAAGTAATTCAACGCTTCAATTTGACGCGGCAGGTATGTTGGTTTATATGGTGTCATTTAGTCGTTGTATTACCTTGAAAATCTCATAAGCAACTTGCGGAACGATAGCATTTCCGTATCCCTTTATAGATTCTTGTCGCCATTTAGGAAAGGTAATTCCGTCCAGTTCGGTGGGAAGCCCATCATCTCCGCCACAAATCGGGGATTGAGTTGGGAAGTTGTTCCAGTATTTAAGAGTCTTGTTAATGTCATTGAATGCATTGAACCTTCTTTCACTTGGCTGCTCTTCATTGTCGCACTCGCGTTCGTGCTGTCGAATACCGTCGGAATCGGAAGTAATCCCAAACTGGCTTTCCCACTCAGCATTGATGCTGTTCCGTCTGACCTCTTCTGACCTTTCCAATCTCCTGCTATTGGAGTTGGAAGTAATCCCCGAATTGCCATTTGATCTAACGGCATTGTAAATTCCTTGTGCCCCTTTGCTTTCACTCTCTCCATTCTCGCATCGTATGCTTCCGTATTTTTCTGTTCGAAACATTGCGCCATTGGAGTAGGCAACAAACCAAACTCTATCTCTGCGGTGTGGCGCACCGACGGAACAAGCTGGCAATAATATCGGTTGTACGGTGTACCCTTGATTTTCCAAGTCAGTACACACTTCTTCGAAGACCACTCCCCCGTTCCAATTAGTAAGTCCACGAACGTTCTCGCCCACGACGTAGGTTGGTTTAATTTCTGAAATGACTCTGAGCATATGCGGCCAGAGGTGTCGCTCGTCCTCTTTCCCAAGTCGCTTTCCTGCGCTTGAGTATGGTTGGCATGGGAAGCCTCCTGTGAGTATGTCAATTGTTCCTCTGTGAATAGAGAAATCTGTCTTTGTGATGTCTTCATAACTGATTGAGTTTGGAAAATAATGACTTAAAACTTTGCGTGGGAAAGGCATCCATTCACAATGAAACGTGTTGTTCCAACCCATCCATTCGGCAGCCAAGTCAAAGCCACCTATTCCGCTGAACAACGATCCGTGATTCATTGCTTGGACAAGTATAATTTGTACAACTCACGCATTCCTTCAAAGCGAATTGATTCTTTGAGCAACATTCTTTTCCTGTCGCTCATTCGCTCAACCATTGATTGAACGAGCTGTTGTTCAAAGTAAATGTTCTTCTTCGCGTTTGCTTTGCACAACCTGTATTCTTCTTCCGTGAAGGTGTCAGCGTTTATCTGTTTGCTTTCTTCGAGCCACCGCATAAGCGACACCGCCCGAATCTCAATGACCGTGTATTTTCCTTTCTTAAAGTTGTGCAAATCTTCGGCAAACATTCTGCGCCAGCTGTCGTCATTAATAGCCATTTCTTTTTCTTTTAGTTGTTTAGATTGTTCCTCTTTTGCTTCCGCTATTTCTCTCTGAATTTGTAGATTTGCTTTGTCGCGGTGTGGTTTGTAGTGAGTAAGTACGTCACCAATAAACACTACGCTAAACGCTCCGAAGTGTTCGCATTTCTTTGACAGTTCATTTGCTGCGTTCAATTCAAAGGCTAAATTGAAGTGTTCAAACGTCACCCAACGAAAGTGCTTCCCTATGAACTCGTGAAGCATCTGGAGTAGTTGCGCTTCAGGAAGCGCGATGCCGTACATAGCGCACACCTTAGAACATAACTTTACGAACGCAGGTAGTTCGTAGTCGGCAACGAACGCGCTTTCACGCTCTGCACGATCAATCCTTTGTGTAGTTGTGAGCGTCGTTGTAGATGCGCTGCGCAGCGTCTGAATCGAATTTTCCATTTTTGATTTTAGTGTTTTGGTTTGTAGTTACGAATGTACTTAAATCCCACTTCCGAACGGCAGCTTTCCAGTCTTTCATCTGGTTGCGTCCGACCTTCCAACCATTCGCTTCGTAATGCGCGTGGAATTTCTCGGTAAATGCAAGCGCGTCTTTGTCGCTTAACTTTTCACAGGCGTAGTCGTATATTTCAACAACGGTTGGTTTCTTAAATGGCGACTTCTTTTCTTTTGCTATTAGCGTTGGTGCGTTTGGAACGGACAAGCGAATAAGTATGTCGTTTATCTTTTGTTCCTGTTCCTTCATTTGCGCTTCAAGAATCTCGATTCTCTTTTTGAGTTGTAGTATTAGCATCATTTTTTATTAGTTCGTTAATTTTGTTTATTAGATTTTCTGTTTCTGGCGAATCTAACAAATTATTTTCTTCAAAGATTTGTAATAATGTCTTTTTCATAATCCACAATATCCAGAATCACATTCGTTAAAATCAGTATCAAATAAATCTAATTGAAGTTTGTGATTTTTTATTTCGTCGTATGTCATTCCGTTAGATAAAAATGTAAAAAATTTTTCGTTCTTATTTTTTTTATTTTGTTGAATTTCTCTTTCTATTTTTGCAAACCATTCGTATTTAATAGGATCTCTATTGGACGTGTGTTTTAATAACATGCAATTATTATGAAAACAACCTACGCAATTATTCTTCCAAGCAAAACGAACAGGTTTATCTTTCCAAAAAAATTCTATTTCATCTTTAAATGTTCCAGAATCAATCAAGGGAAATTTTGGTTTTTGCCATTTTAATTGTTTCCATTGATTTCTACCATTTTCAGATTTTCCAACAATAAATTTTTCATACATAAAACCGTCTTCTTGACATCTTTCAATCATTGACTTGGCTCTACCTTGTTCATTTGCTCTAAATCCTATTCTTGTTTCTATTGGCTCATTTATAAATTCATACCAAAATTTTTTCATAGGAAGTATTTTCATATCAGAAGTACAAAATCTTTGCTGAACATTTGGTAATGTTTTTCTTTTTCTAATAATATCTTCAAATGCCTCTCCTGTTAGCCAATGAATTTCTTTACCTATAAATTGTTCAAGGTCTAAAATAGTATAAACAATCATATCATTTTCAAGAGTGCCTATAAATTCTCTACCAATTTTATCTGATACAACCTGTCTAATTTTTTCATCTGGAAAAATGCAAGTCTTATCATTTGTGCGCACAAGGGCAAATTGATTAAAGTCTGCTGGGTAATGAGCTGCAATATATGCGCTTGTCATTCCACCACTAATTGAATTTACTGTTTTCATAGTTTTAGTTAGTCCCAACCTTCACCTTTTGCGTCGTCGTCTGCATCGTCCCAGTCTTGACAATCGAAACATTTTTTTATTTCTCCATCGTCGTCGATTAGCTCGTAGGCTTCCTCGTAGGTTTTAAGTTTTTGGTCATGAAGAACGGCGTTCACGCGTTCGTCAAGTTCCGCGCTTTCGCACGTTGGGCAAAAGATTAATTCTGATTTCATTTTCTTTTTAGTTGTTTTTTAAGTTTGATTTCTTTTTGATGTTCTAAGTGTTCAACAAATTTAGTATAAAATTTCATAGGTTTAGCATAACCCATATCATTTAAGATGTAACAGATTCTTTCGACGTTGGCTGCGTAGTTCCTGTCACACTCAATTTGCCAACTTACTTGTTTGACTCCGTGCATTACTGTCGCGTGATCCTTGCCGTAGTGCTTCCCGATACTTTCATAACTCTGAAGATAGCAAGGACGTATAAGAAAGAATATCACTTGACGTGCCGTTACTATTTCGCGTCGTCTTGTTGGTGTGTACAATTGCTGCGAAGGTATTCCAAGAACGCTGCAAGTAATATCTTCAAGTGCTGACCAAAACATTTCTCGTTCGTTCTCCAGTTCCTGTTGAATCTTTATTTGCTGCGTCGTCAATCGTTCGTAGCGTGGCGTTAGCATCATCCACAATGTTTCGAAGCGTTCCATGTGCCTGAAAGGAATCATGTCAATCATCTCTTGTCTAATCTGCTCGTTAGTCATTTTCTTCGTTTATTAATTTGGTTGGTGTAAAGGTGCTGAACACTTCTTCGCGTGAAAGTCCCGTGTGAAGGCAAATGTTGTTGAAGTCTTTGATTCTCATTCGCTCTGGATGTGTGACGTAAAGTCGTGCCGTCGGATCGCTTATTCGAAGAACGTTCTTAAAGTTCTGCATTGTCTTGAAGTTTATCTTGACAAGGCGACCGAACGGAGTTTTATAGATTGCTTTATTCATTGTTTTGATTTTGAAAATTAGAGAGGGTATATTTCAACCCTCTCATTATTGATTTAGAACGGCATATCGTCCGTGTCGTCCGTTGACTGAACTAAACCGCTTTGTTCCAGCATTGCTTTCGCTTTGTTGATTTGGTCGGCTGCACGATCTAAACGTTGACTAAACTCAGCAGACGAACTCACTTTGTTTTGTAGCCACTCTGGAAGCATCTTGAATCGTAGGTCGAAGTCTTGAGAATCGTAGTCTAAAAGAAACGCTGCGTTCACCTGTGGTGGGCAAGTCATTCCTTTGGCAAGTGGCGAAGCTCCTTTAAGGTCTGCGTAAGTACGTCCTGTGTTCGCTGTGCGATGCATTACGGACACCATTGCTTCTTTACCGAGCAAAGTACCAATGTCGAATTTAGACGCTTCAGAATCGGACATTGCCTTACCGAGCCATGATTGAACGAAGGCACGTAACCCACTTTTTTCGTGCATTGATAAAGTAAAGTCGCGACCAATTGAGAACGGTTGTTCGCCTTTGCCGAAGTCAGCGGTTTCAAGTGGTAGTTCAAACACCAGGCGAACTTTGTTTACTAACTTTTCTTCACCTTGATAGGTGTCGACGATTGTGCCGATGTGAATGATTTGGTAGCAACGCGCTACGTGTGTTCCTGCGGGTACTGTTTGTCCTCCGCCGTTGTTTGTTTGTTGGGCAATGATGCTCATGTTGTTGTTGTTTATTTGTTGTTGATTTATATAAGATTCAAATTTGTTTGCGAGTTTCGCTTCTTCATTTTGCCAGAACCATTCGTTCTCAGACATTTGTTCTTCCTCGCTTATTCGTTTATGATAACCCATTATACTTTTTCGTCAAACATTTCTGTGTCAAAGTGAAATGATATTCCGTCCTTTTCAAGTCTTACAAACTCAAGGTCGAAGTTTGGCTCATCTTTTCTCCAGAAGCGACCACGCAAATGAATGGTGTACATATTGTCTTGATCGTCAATAAATACAAGGTGTTGTTTTTCATCAACGTCAAACCATCCTGTTTCTTCTTCGTGGTAGTTTAAAGCAATTGATTTGATTCTTTCGTTGAGCGTGTTCATATCGTCTTTGGTAAAGCAATAAGAAACGCGTGGGCAATAAAATGATTTCATAGTTATTTGATTTTAGTGATTACAAATATATTCAATTAAGTTGTCGTTCCAACGCGCTTCTGAAAGTTTTTGACATTTCTCGATGTTGTCTGCGACCTCGTTGTGCGTTAGGTTGTATGCGTTTGCTGAGGAGTAAACACAAACAAAGTTAGATTTCTTCTGTTGGCTCTGGTAGTTCTTTCCAAGATGTTGAATCAAGTTTGTTGAGTAGTGGTTCAAGTTCGTCAATTCGACTTTGACAAAACGTATCCCAAGCCAGTGTTCCATTTCTCTTATTGCCCCAATAATCTTGGGTTTGCATAATTGAATCCAGAAGGAGTTTAACTTCGCTTTCGAATAAGAAAGGTGTTGTGTAATAGTGTTTTTCATTGTTCATTTGATTTGTTGGTTTTAGATTTCTTTTGTTTCTAAGATTGTTTGTGTTGGTACGAAACATGCCGCTTTGTCAAATTCTTCTTTGGCTTCTTCGTAAGTTCTAAAAATACGTTGGTAAGTACCATCAACTTTTATCCAATACTTTGTTCCGTTGTAGGCTTGTTCTTCAATTAATTCTACTTTCATTTGTTTGTTGTGTTTGGGGTTTGTTCTAAGATTCTTGTTTGTTCGTCAATCGTTCCTGCGATTAACATTCCTGCGAACAGGATTGCGATGTAGAGTAGTGTTTTTTTCATGTTGTTTTTGTTTATCTTTGTTTTGTTGAGTACAAATATATGCTAAACTTTTGAATACACAACAAAAAAATGAAAATAAATTGAAAATAATTTCTAACTGATTGAAAATGAACGTGAAAACTTTTAAGAAAACGTATAAAAAAAGTGTTGTGAAGCGTAAAATAACACCCGAAAGCGAATCGAACCAACAAGAAATTGTAATAAAATACCTTCGTTTAGCATATCCCGACGCGCTTTATTGCGCTTCCGCAGGTGGTATGCGAACAAGTTATCTTCAAGCAATCAAAATGAAGCGTACTGGATACGTCAAAGGCTTCCCCGACTTGTTTATTTACGAACCACGCGGTGCTTTCTTCGGTCTTGCTATTGAAATGAAGAAAGAAAAGGGGGGTGTCGCATCTCCAGAACAAAAGCGTTGGCAAGAACAATTAAGAAACAGAGGGTATTGTTCTTATATTTGTAAAGGTAGCGAAGAAGCAATCAAAGTAATCGACGAATACTTCAATGAGTGACACTTGAACATTACATAGACGGAAACTATAAAAAGTTCAAAGAACTTGCGAAGAATATATCGCGAGGTGAGGACTATTACGAAGACTTGCTTCACGATTCTTTGCTGTCTATGTTTGGTTCAAAGCACATCGAGAAACTAATCGACACAGGCGACTTCGAGTTCTATTTAATACGCGTTATGTACTTAGCCGTCAATAGTCCAACGTCGCCATTCTACCGCCAAACAATTGCTTGGAATAGAAACCGACGCGACTTCAAAGAATATGCTCACGAGGTCGACAAGACGTGGCTAGGCGCACGAATGACAAACGAGCAACTGGATATTCTTATAAGTCGATTAACCGAGTTTGAACGTCTGATTTTCCAAGAGTATATCTTCGAGGGTTTCACATATCGTGAATTTTCGAAACAAACAGGAATACCTACCGTATTCCTTTATAGAACAATAGATTCAATTAAAACTAAAATAAGAGCAAATGTTATTCGCAAAATCAAATGAGTATAAGCGACGTTTAGAAATATGTCGCACCTGTAAATTCTTCGAACCTTCAACGCAAAGCTGCGGACCATTGATCGTGGGTGGCGAAGTGGACGCAGAAGGAAATGTATTTGAAACAAAATACGAAGTGTTGTTCCGTCGCAAATCAATTCAACTTTGTGGGTGTGTGATGCCGATAAAAGCAAAGTTAGCTTTCGCATCTTGCCCAGCGTCAAAATGGGAAGGTGTTCTTTCAATGGACGAACAAATAGAGTTCAAACGATTCCTGCTCGATATGAAAGCGCAAGGACGTTTGGAACAGAAAGATATGCTGAAGTTCTATTCGTTCAAGGACAAAGCCACAGGAGCGTTCAACGAGCGTTCAACGTGTCCACCTTGCGTGAAGAAAGACATCAATACGTTTCTTGAATCAATGAAGGACGTCGATGTTGATTTGAACAATTAAGAACTTAAAACTTTGCAGGCAACCTTTGGAAGTGCGAACGTATCTTTGTATAGTCAAGTGTATTTAGCATTACCCCCTTTTGTTTAGCACTTGACGGAGCAAAACAATTGGGGGTATATTTTTTGAACTAAATGAAACAAACTGGATAAGAACACAAACCGCCTTCGTAAGTCACAGCGAAGTAAACAATGACTACACTTGCAATAAACCAATGCTTGGATCGTGCAACTGCCCTTTTAAGGGCGAGAGTAATCTTTTTCGGGGGAGCTTTTTCTTTTGTTCTTTCTTTAAAGTGCTTACACGTTTTCTTTGTTCTTTTCTTTTCTTTGCATATTTAGTGACCTACTAATAAATTTAATGACATACAATGACACTTACTGAAACAAAACTTGTAATAGTTCCAGAATATCAAATAAAATGGTTTGATAAAAGCTATGGATTCATTAATGACGATGACTTCCAAACTGACGATGCTTCTTGGTCTATGTTGGTAAGCAACATTAAAGGTCGCAATGATAGATTTTTAAATTACAATGGCAATTCATTAAGTTTGATAGAAGGATTTTGGTTAGGATATCACGCAGGCAATCAATCAACTATTAACACTCAATACTTTTTGGACTGTTGCTTAATGGCTGAAGCAGATGCTATTGAATTAGAATTTTATGAAATTGCTTCTAACATTAATACTCTTCATAAAGAAATTTCAAATTATATTGCAGAAGCAGAATACAAATTGTATTCAATATTTCATCCAGAAAACCAAAAAGAATATAAAAAAATATTCGATTCAATCACATTGAACTTAAACAAATGATAATTATAGCAGCTCAACTTGAAAGCGTAGGTACGCGAAAGGACAAAACACTCAAACTGACCTTTGGAACGAATGAACTTTCACCTTTGCAAGCGTCAGAACTATTTACAATAGCTAATCAGTTCGGTTATCTTGCCTTCAAAGACGAAGACTTCAAACGCGAAGAACTGGACGCGGTAGAAAGTCTTAAGAGTGAACTTGAAGATACGTTAAAGAAACCTTCACAAAGATTGAGAGGTGTTCTCTTTCGACTATTCGAACAAGACAACGACGGATTCAAGACGTTCTCGAAATATTACGACTCACGAATGGAACAACTTATCAACCATTACAAGGGTAAATTGGGGTAGTTCTTATATTTACATTTTAGCACAATAAATTATTGTCAGATATGGAAAGAGACGAACACGGACGATTGAAGAAAGGACACGGTGGTTTGAAGCCTAAGGGCGCACTAAGCAAGAAGACTGAAATGTGGAATCAGTTAGGTGACTACGTCGTGACGCAAGGCGCGGAGCGTGCGATGTCGGTTCTTCATTCAATGGACGACGAAGACTATCTTCACCATTACCTTGCAATGCTCGAATATTTCAAACCTAAACAGGCGAGAACAGTTCATGCAGGTGACAGCGAAGCACCAGTACAAATAATAATCAATGACAAATTATAAGCACCAATTCGACAAATTACCGAATGAGCAAAGTAAATTTAACATTTGACCTTGACGATTTAGACGATCGTATGGAGTTCACACGCGTAACAAAGGCTCTCGATATGGCTTCGTTACTTTGGGAAATTGAAATGAATGGATATCGCAAGTTTACGAAATACAATGAGCGACAAGAAGGCGCGTATCAGGAAGGCATCGAAGAAGTCTTTGAATACTTTCGCGCACTACTCACTCATCATGAAATCGACGTTGAACAATTAATCGTATAACAATGGCGGATATAACAAAATGCTCAGGTATGTCGTGCGACAAAAGGGACAACTGTTTTCGTTTCCTTGCAAAGGCAAATAACTATCAATCGTATTTCTGTAAGCCACCAATAAAGAACAACGAGTGCGATATGTTTTGGGACGTGCGAGAAATCAAATCGAAATGAACGCACTCGACTGGATGTTCGAAGAACTGTGGAACACACCGAAGGACAAGTTCGAGTGGAACGCGATATTGAAGAAGGCGAGCAATATGCAAAATGAACATAACAAACAAATGAGCGAAAACAAATTAAACTTCTTGAGGTCACAGATTGCAATGTTTCATCCAGAGTGGACGAAGGAACAGGTTCACATGGAAGCCATACGCGTACACGAAGAAGCAAACACAATCGACGACGACGACGAAGGTTGTCTTTATTGCGGATCTTAAAACAAAAATAATATGAGCATAAAAGTAAGTATACCAGCTGACTATTCTTCGATTAGCGTAAAGCAATACGTTGACTACCACAGCGCGAAGAACGACATCGACAAGTTGGTTAGCATCAGTAACCTACTGAAAGAACAAGCGGAACAGATTCCCTTCCAACACTTGCCGACATTACTCGCAGCATTCGAAGGAACACTCGCAAACGAATCAGCGAAGTTCTTTGAAACGATAACAATCAAGGACAAAGACTTCGGTTTTATTCCTGACCTTTACTCAATCAGCATGGGCGAGTACGCGGACATTTCAACGTGGGCTGCAAACGTAGGTGAAAACATGGTCAAGATTATGGGAACGCTTTACCGTCCTATCGACAAACGCGTTGGTTCAAAGTACACAATCGTACCTCACAGCAAGCAAAATAGAGAACTCGTTGAAGGCTACGTCGAGCAGATGACACTTGAACAATTCAACGGCGCGATGCTTTTTTTTTCGACTTTGCTCAACGAACTAAGCAACACTTCGCTCGATTATTTGGAGAACGAAGTGAAGAAGTTGACGGAGGAACTGACGGAGCAATTGAAGACCGAGACAACCTAAACCAAGTCTTAGGACGCTACGGTTGGTATCATCTTTTTATGGAAGCCTGTGGACGCGACATAACTAAATTGGACGCAATTACGAAAAAAAGCGCGTGGGAGATATTTACATTTATGACTTACCTAATAGATTATAATTATGTCGAACGTACAAAGCTACAACGCGCTAATAGATAGATTCCACGCATTCGCGTCTGGACACTTTATTCTCAAAAGATTTTCACACGGACAGATTGAAGTATCCGACCTTGAAAAGTTTGGTGAATATCCATTCATGCACGTTGTGCCTTCGAACGTTACTTACGCGAAAGGTATGAAGACGTTCTCTTTTCAGATTGTCCTTGCCGACTTACCACGCGACAAAGAAGACAAACCTGAATACCAACGCGAAGTTCTTTCCGACCTTCAACGGATCGCTGAAGACTTGGTTGCTGAGATAACAAACCACCGAATGTTGTTTGGTGACTTAATCACGGTACAAAACGTTTCGTTAGAACCGTTCTTAGAAGAATTTCAACACACGTTAACGGGTTGGACGATTAGTCTTGACCTTCTTGTCCCTTATTACTGGGACGCGTGTTCTATTCCCGCTGAATGGAACGACTTCTTCGAAAGCGGAAGCGGTGGTACGGGTTCGATCTTAACTTTCATTGATTCAATCAATCGCGACGAGAACGGCAACGTGTCGCTTGTCAACGACGAAGAAACACCAGCACCGAACTACTACTACGGAACGAATGGAGCAGGGGTGCGCGGTTGGTATTTGTTGAGCGACGAAGTAGGATTGACGTGTGAAACAATCGGTGATTGCCAGACGATTATTGACATCGAAGCAGCCATTGACGCGCTTGAAGAAGAAATTGTTTTGAAGGCTGACATTACAAGCATAAGCGCGGTTGGTTTCTCAAACGATTACAACGACTTAGACAACTTGCCGACATTACCAACGGGAACGGTTACAAGCGTTGGTTTAACCATGCCTTCTGCGTTTAGCGTGGCGAATAGTCCTATTACAAGTTCGGGAAGTTTAGACGTAACGGGAGCGGGTACGGTTTCTCAATATGTGAGAGGTGACGGAAGCCTTGCCAACTTTCCTGCGTCAACGGGTGGTGGTGGTTCATTAAGTTACTACCTCAACGGATCGGTAGCACAAGGAACATTTGGCGGTGTGGCAATGAAGGAAATGGATAGAACACCCATAATAGGTGCAGGAACAGATTTCACGATTGCAACGAACGGATATATTCAATCTTTTATCACAGACGCTAATGTTCCAAACTTGTTAGAGATACCAGCAGGAAATTGGAACTTCGAAACGTATTTCAGTTCATCAAGTGCAGGCGGCACTCCTTCATTTTACATTGAGTTATACAAGTGGAACGGAGCGACGTTATCTTTGATTGCGTCAGGTTCAGCTAATCCAGAAGGCATCACAAACGGAACGTCAACACACCTTTACGTTAGCGCATTAGCAGTACCACAAACAGCGTTAACGGTTACAGATAGATTAGCGGTTCGAATCTACGTTAACAACTCAGGAAGGACGATTAAACTTCATACCGAAAACAGTCACCTTTGTCAAGTCATTACGACATTCTCAACGGGATTAACTGCGTTGAATGGGTTAACGGCACAGGTGCAGAACTTTGCAACGGGGACAACAGGAACAGACTTCGGTATATCTTCCGCGACAAGTACGCACACGTTCAATTTACCAACGGCAAGCGCAGCGAATAGAGGTGCTTTGAGTTCAGCAGATTGGTCTACGTTCAACGGCAAGTTCAACCTTCCTGCCTTGACAAGCGGAAGTGTTCTATTCAGCAATGGAACAACAATAGCGCAGGACAACGCTAACTTATTTTGGGATGATACCAATAATAGATTGGGGATTGGTACGGCTACTCCAAGTTTTATTATAGATGCTGTTGGCGCAGACGCAAGATTCAATAGTGTGAGAGTAGGTCGTGGTAGTGGTAATATTGTTACAAATAATGCTGTTGGAAACGATGCGTTATTTTCAAACACGATAGGTACTCAAAATACAGCATTAAGTCAATTTGCACTGTTTTCGAACACAACGGGTAATCAAAATACTGCCGTTGGTGTTCGAGCTATCCAAGATAATATAGGCGGAAGTCTTAATGTTGGATTAGGCTATCAAGCGGGAAGGTTTCTTACCGATGGAACAACTGTGGTAACAACAACAAATCAAAGTGTTTTTATAGGTGCTTTAAGCAAAGCACTTGCAGATTCTCAAACTAACCAAATAGTAATAGGTTACAATGCTTTTGGTTTGGGTTCAAATAGCGTTGTTTTAGGCAATAGCAGTGTTACTCTTACAGCGCTAAGGGGTAATGTCTTAATCAACACAACAACAGACGCAGGTTTCAAGCTCGATGTGAATGGAACGGCGAGGGTGACGGGAGCATTAAGGGCGGATAACACTTTTTTGGTAAATGGTACTACAATTAATGCGTCAGCAATAGCGCAGATTGATTCGCTTACTCGCGGCTTCCTTCCTCCGAGAATGACAACAACGCAAAAGAACGCTATTGCTTCACCAGCAACAGGCTTGGTAGTTTACGATACAACACTAAACAAACTTTGCGTTAGAACAGCTTCATCGTGGGAAACAATAACATCAATTTAATAATTTATACAATGGCTAAAATACAACCCGTTATCTTTCCTTTAAATCAAGGAACAGCTACAGAAATGAGTGTTCTCATTCTCAATTTTGAAATAAGCGCAACAACTTGCACAACGTACTACGAATTGAAAACTGAGGCAACTGAGGAAGTGCCTTCAGAAGTTCTAACCAGTGGTAACTACACTTTAACCGAACAAGAATTTGCAGCATGGGGTGAGGACAATTCGTGGGTGACTGAATGCGTAGCTAACGCAATAGGAGTAACAATTTTATCTTTCTAATATGAACTTAACAGAAGAACACTTAAAGCAGTTAGACGCTTTCATTCAAGAGATGCCAGTTAAATTTGGCTTGCCATTGATTCAGTTTTTCAACAAGATAAAAGAGGAGCAAGAGAAACAAGATGCCTAACGAACAGAGCGCACCCAACTTCTTCGCTGTCGTGAACGACATGGCTAAACGCTTTGTCGAATTGATGCAGTCCGACTATCGCATGAAGCGAAAAGTGGGACGCAACTTCACGAACGCGGTAGCAAGTGGTACGCTCGAAAAGTCGCTTGCCTATCGGTTGCAAATTAAAGGATCGTCGATAAACATTTCGGTCTACGCGAAGGGGAAAGCGTCGCAGTATTTCTTAGCGCGTGAGAACGGAAGAAGACCAGGAGCGACACCGCCACCTGTGAGCGCGATTCTTGACTGGATGCGAATCAAACCGATAAAACTACGCGACAAGGAAAGTGGTAAATTTCAGAAACCAACGGAAGCACTCAAAAGACAAGTAGCTTTCTTAATTGCTCGCAAGATAGGACGCGACGGAATAAAGGGGTGGAAAGCGTTCGATTACGCATACGAAAACATTTGGGACGAATACGAATCGAAGGTCGTAGCAGCATACGGAAAGGACTTCAACGCGACAATAGAGAATCAACTAAAAGACATAAAATAAACATGGCAATTACAATACACGACCAACCATACGAATACACTCCAGTCGGACAACGATTGATGCTTGTTGCATCTTCAACCAACGTGGCTAACGCAGGCTTCCGTTTCGTGTTCGACTTCGGTTCGTTCCAAGTCAACGTACAACCAAACGCTGCGAACAAAGGTATCTTAGACCTCGCGCCTATCTTCCGCGAATCGTTATTTCACGACGCTTCTTTAATTACAACAACAAACGACGTAGACCTAAAAAGCGTCGCGTTCATTTCCTGTACGATAAAAGAAGGGTGGCTCGTTGACGGGGTGTTCACAGTAAGCGGTAGCGGAATGGCTGACATCGACGACGTGTACGCGTTCCTTGCTGAATATCAAGTGAGCGACGGATACAAACCAAACCCAAACACACGCTACGCGCTCGACGGCATCACGAAGTATTTAATGAGCGAACGAAATGTCGACACGCACAAATGGAGCGAAGCGGCAGCGCGTGGATTGTCAAGCAACTTCGTTTATATTCCAACTCGATTAGCCGATTGGGGTGTAATGTACACACCTTCAGCAACGGCATTGCTTGCAGATAGCGATTTCGACATTGCTGTTTTTTCAACTTACGATAATAGCGACGTTTTGATTGATACCGTAAATGTCAATTTAATCAACTCAAATGATATAGTCAACGTAATTGGTGCTAATCCTTCCAACTTAATCTTGGGCGGTTTAGATTTTACAAACGTCAAATACTACACGATACAAATTGGAAAAGAAATCGCCTTCCCTGTTTACACGCCTACTTCACGCGTCTATTGTTTCTATATTGTTCCTGACGATTGTCGTTTTGACAATGTGCGTTTGGGTTGGACAAATACTTGTGGCGGTGTTGATTACTTCAATTTTACAAAGAAGTCGGAGTTATCGTACAGTTACGATCGTAAGCAATACCAAAAAGTGGTAGGAACATACAACGCTTCGTCGTTTGATTTCAACACCTTCGATAGAGGTGTAACCGACCGCTACGTCACAACAACGAAAGGACTACAAATTAATAGCGACTGGGTGTCGGTTGGTGAGTTCAATCTACTTCAAACGCTTTGTCGTTCAAATGACGTGTATATAATTAACGACGACGGAACGCTCACGCCTGTCTTGGTTGACACGCAGAACTTTGTTATCAAGGACGAACGCTATTCGAAACTTTACAACGTTACTTTGAATCTTAAATATTCTCAACCTGTAGGTCTATGATGAACCAAGTAATTCTAACGCTTACTGACAACGACGGAAACAGCGCAATTCTCGACCTTTACGAAAACGAAAAGATGCACTTGAACTACAAGTTCACGGACATCACCGACTTCGCTTCTGTGGGTAACTATTCGCAGGAATTTCGTGTTCCTGCAAGTGCAACGAATGTAGATTTCTTCGGTGCTATCTTCAACGTTAATTTCGACGGTTGGTTTGATTTTCGCAAGAAGGTCGAAGCGGTGTTGACAGTTAACACTATACCCATTGCAAGCGGTCACATTCAGGTCAAGAAGTTGTACTGGCAGTCGGGCAAATTGTTTGAATTTGAAGTAGTATTCTTTGGTGAAGTACCGAACTTAGCGCGTCTACTCAACGAGAAAAAGTTGAAGGACATTGAGAGCATTGTCGCAGGCGACTTGGACTACGACTTGCTTCACGAATACGTTGAAACACCACCCAACGAACACACGATTCTAACGCTATGCGACAAGTGGAATCTAACAGCAAGTAATCCAGAAGGACAACCGATTTATTCGAACACCGTTCCTATATCATTTCTTTATAAACCACTTTATGTTGGTCACATGACACCTGCCGTGAAGGCGCAATACTTGTTCGACGAAATAATGAACGACGCAGGCTTGCAGTATTCGAGTGATTACTTAGGCGACATACTCGAAAACGTGTACGTTCCTTTTGTGAATGGGCAATACTTGAATAGTTCGTTAGGATTAAATGACAATGCTGCGAACCTTGCTCTTGCTTCCAACGTGAACGGATTGACATTTGCACCTTCAAATAACATTTACAATTTATATTCTTCATTTACTGAATACGAAGACGCAGGAAACAATTGGAGTGCTGGTGTTTTTACTGCGCCATATTCTGCTCAATACTCATTTAACATTGCAGCAAATGGACGCGTAAATACTTTGAACGGAGAAGACTTTGGAAACTATCCAGTTAAGATATTAGTTTATGTTAACGATGTTTTTACTTACGAATACGAATTACTTCAAACAAGTTATTTATTCTTTTTGAATACAACACAAACCTACGCTTTTAACGGAGGTGATACGGTTAAATTCAAATTGCAAATTTTACCACAAGATTCAACCGCAGGGACATTCACTTGGGACGTTGATTTGTTAGGTAACGCAACAGTTTCTCAATTTGGTAGTGGTCTTGAACTTACAAGCGTTGGAACAGCACTAACAAACGACACAGTTCTCATGGAGTTCAACGCTCCAGATATGAAGCAAATTGATTTCATGACATCAATTCAAAAGATGTTCAACCTCGTTTTCGTGGCTGACAAGACGCTACCGAACACGCTTCGCGTTGAACCAATGGTCGAATACATCGCAAGCGGAAACACGCTCGATTGGTCGCAGAAATTGGACTTGTCGAAAGACATTATGTATTCTCCAACGACTGACCTACAAAAGTCTAAGTTCTCTTTCACATACACCGAAGACGGCGACTATTTCAATTCAGTATACAAAGACAACGGAAGAATATACGGACGCTACGAAGTAACAGAAAGCGACTTTGAAGTAATTAACGAGTTCGCAACAGGCGAAGAAAAAGTTGAGTTAGCCTTTGCGTCCACACCTTCCGCACCTGTGGAAAATACAGACGTGGTTGTGCCTAAATTCTTGAATAGTGAAGGGGAGTTCGTGCAACCTAAACCGCGCATACTTTATTACTTCGCTGACTTCTTTGTCAATATGTACGACGAGGTTTCAGACACGGTAATTCAAACGGCTGTCAAGTGTCTAAACAACTACTCAACAATGAACGCGACGGTAACAGATAGCGACCTTAACTTCGCTCCTGAGATACCACCGCATACAATCATTGCGAACCCGTACAACAACCTTTACAACCGTTGGTGGCGTAACTACTACCGAGAACTATTCGACGGACAAGCGCGCATCTTAGAGGGAATGTTTGCACTAACCTTGAACGACATTTTTACGTTTCAATTCAGCGACAAGATTTGGATAATTGATTCTTGGTGGAGAGTGTTGGAAATTCAAGGCTACGTCGTAGGTGAACAAGACCTAACAAAAGTAAAACTTATTCGCGTTCTCGACGTTGAGAATGACTGCGACATCAGACCTGTTACGTCTAACCTAGACCAAACAATGAATTGGGAAACGTTCAATGGCGATCCTGCGGTAATAACCCAAGAATGTTGTTTGCGTTTCGGTTACAACTGGAACATCGCAAGGGACGATTGTTTCTCACAACCAAACGGCGGCACGCGTTCATTCATCACGCAAAGCGTTCCTTCGTTAGCACCAACACGTTTCGGTGCGCCTGTGAGCTTTAACGCGTCAATTACACAACCAGTAAGAACAATAACGACTGACTACGTTGTAACGAATTTCGACCGCATGATTTTCGCAGATACGACAGCAAACGGCATAACGATTTACTTGCCTTCCGCAACTACAACGGCAGGACGTGAATTGATTATTCAACGCGTTGTTTCGGGCGCTAATCCATTAACGGTTCAAGCATACACAGGAGAAACGGTTGAAGGTAGCGGAAGCGTTACGTTGAGCGCGGCAGGTGACACAATAACAATAATAAGTAATGGAAGCGACTTCAAAGGAACAAGTACAAAATAAGGCGGGCGCAATGGTTGCTTGTTTAGAGTTCATTAAATTGAATATGAAAAGCAACAGCGAGTTCGGACGCATCGCGAACGGCAAGCGCAAGCTACAAATGTGGAAGCACTACGCTTGGAAAGTGACGCGTATTTCCGTAAACGTAGCGTTATGGATATTTATCTTATATAAACTACTATTCTAAATGGCGAATACAATTGACTTCAACGTAAACACGAACGCGGTCACCGTCCTTAATCAGACGGCAGCAGCGGCGGACAATACGGCACAAGGTTTTTCAAGTGCAAAGGCTGAGTTGCGTGCGCTGAATCAGCAGTTGCTTACAATGGATCAAACGAGTGACGCGTTCAAAAAAGCATCTGCTCGCGCTGCTGAGTTGAAGGATAATATCGGTGACCTTTCGGCTGAG